ATCTCAGGTACGAGATCCTGTAGTCTTGCAAGCGTGTCACCGCGTAACCGAATGGGCCGACCCCCATTTATACCACGGATAATTACAACGTATTGCTCAACTTCAACTCCCCCGCCATTTGCAAACGTCATAGCCTCGCCCAGAAGTTCTGGAGACGAGGCTAGGATACCACCCATTTCCGACAAGGCTCTACGAGCATCGTTATTCCGAAACATTTTACGGTTTAAAACGTTCATACTCGACCTCCTTGTGCAAAGCCAAACAACGAACCAATCCCTTGCCCACCACTAAGACCATAAAGCCCCATGCCAAGCCCTGCAATCTGAGAAAACAAACTCGGATTAGGCGTCGTTTGCGTACCGATAGTCGTCTGACCCATAGGCAAACCTTGGAAAACATCTGAATAAAAGCCCAGTTGCTGAAACGGTGCCATGACATTTTGGTATTGCGTCTGACGCTGCGCATCCAATTCAGCCTGACGCTGTTGCTGTTCTGCACTGCCAAACGCAGCAAGCTGCGAAATGTCTCTGCCTAACATTGCCTGTTGCGCTTCTCCCAGTTTTGCTTGCTGCATACCAAGAGCACCAAGCCCTTGACCCACAGCACCAAGCTGAGTACCCGCCTGCAAACCAAGCTGACCCGCTTGCAGTTGTTTTGTCAGATCATCCTGATACGCTTGTTGCGCACGTTGCGCCGCGCTTTCGTATCCCGATTGGCGCATCTGTGCGGCTGTTCGCCCTTGTTGCTCTAAAACATTTCTGTTCAACATGCCTTCTTGCACAGCCTGACGGGATCCACCGTAAGCCCCCTGACCCACCGCTTGTGCACCCAACGCCGCACGTTGCTCCGCGCCTGACCTGCTAATGTCTGCCATCGCTTGTTGTACAGCCACGTCCTCATAAGGGTTCATAAACCTTTGAATGCCGCTAGGGTCAAACCCCCCAGCCTGCCCTATCTGCTGGCTGCGACCATATACGTCCGATAAAGCGCCTGCCCCAGCCGCCCCCGCTGATATGCCCCCGCCCAAGGTGCTCGAACCAGCCTGCAACATAGGCATATACGAACCAACACCAGACATAGCCATCTGCATAGCCTGTCTTTGCATTGGTGTTATTCCCGCAACGTCAAACCCCGGAAGCTTAAAGTCTTGTGTGCCTAACTCTTTGGCACGACCAATTATATCCCTCTGGTACTGTTGAAGATAGTCGGGGATATTAGTGGTCTGTGTCGTAGTACTCGTAGGCATAACTATCCCTTTCTCATCTTCTGTAGATCATTGTACATCTTAGCAATGATCTTCCCCCGTGTTCCATTTGGCGCGTTCCCCACACGAATAGCGGCGCGTTCAACGTCCTTATCAGGATCAAGGTTCGCCAGATCTTTGTTCGACAACACAACCTCATTGGTAGACAAACGCGCTTCTTGAACAGGAACACCATCTTGATAAATCATCGCAGGAATAGAGTCACTGGTCCCGGTCCCGGGACCTTGAACCAAGCCGCCTTCAACATAATGCTTTACTTCGGCGTAAATCGGTAACGTTTCAATTCCCTCTTTCATCAAGTGATCTCCAAGATGCTGGCTACTACATGTAACCTGTTTGCCGTAGCTGCCGTGACTTTTAGTATCTCTCCCTCTTGTAACACAAGTGGAGCAGAAAGTAACTCCTCTGTGCCATTAGCACCGATAGATTTTGTTTTAAATAGACTATATTCATCAGAGCCACTTGTCAGAGTTACCGTAATGGTGTCCGCGTTGCCACTATCCTCAGAAACCAAAATAGATTTAACAATAGCCGTTTTAAAGTCCGCGCAAGTGTACAAAGTTGTGGCGGTCGTGGTTGTTAAATCCGCTTTTGCATTTACATACGCATTCGCCATCAGCCCATAAACCACGCTAAAGCAGAACCCTCATCCTGTTGGATCGTGTTCTGATATTGAGTTAAAAAAACCGAAAAAGATCTTGCAACCTCTGCCATATACGTCTGTGTATACTCGGCAGGAGGAACGGGAAAATAGGGTAAAGGTAAATTATTCGGCATTACCGCCTCCCATCAGGTCTTATATCTACACGAGGTATGCCAAGTCTCCAGAGCACGTTTGCATCGGTGGATTGTACCTTAAATGTAAAGCTGCGTCCACGTAACCTCGTCTGATATTGATTGGTATATTGATCCACAGGGGTTGAAGACGTTTTAGAAACGGTGTCTGTTTCAGTGGCTTGCGAAACTTGCCCCGGCGCATTCTTCGCACTTAAAATAAAATCAACAGAAGACGTAGCCGTAGCCTCTCTGAAGTTTATGTCGGGCAACACACGACTAATAAATGAAAACTGTTGACCGTCCGCAATGCCTAAATCCCCAGATTCCACAAAAGATGTCATCGCAGAACCGTCGTCCAAGGACCCCGTTTCCTGATTATACAAGTAGTTGTTCCCTCCTGTAGACACAGGGACATCTGATATACCACGGTCCAACCATGCTGTACGTTCCAACGATCCAACAAACCAAATGTTTTCTTGGTAGTTGTAAACCACATACCTGTCATTGTCTGCGGCAGAAGAGGACGGGTAAAACCACCACACCTCTGCGTAAGACACATTGGATCCAGCAACGGTTTTCCCCGCCTCCTCATAATTAAAATCATCAAACACATAGTCTCGAACAGTGCAGGGTATGCGTTGAACTGTACCGTTGTAGACGTAAAACTCAGCATTGCCCATCCAAAACACGTTATCATTTACGGCAACCGCTGCTTTTGGACTTTGAATGGTAATGTTATTAGAGATCAAATTAATTCCGTAAGTAAATGGCGGTCCAATGAACTGCATGGAGTAAGCAGCCACATCTGTCAAAACCAATATTTGTTGGCGAGTTTCTACAGCCTGTACGATCTTGGACCCTGTGTCGATCCGCAAATCCCCCGCTGTGTTTGTAGTAGTCGGATACCACTCAGTTGGATTTTCTTGACTGGAAAATCGAATAAGCATCGGATCCTGTACGCCATCGCCTTGCGTTGCGGTGCTAGATGCCCCAAGTCCATCTGCACCAAATGCTATAACATGCCTGTCACGATCTGAAAGAAGAACTTGCGCAGCTTTTTGCGGAACAGATGTAACCGTGCCAGAACGTGTGGAAAGCTCTACCGCACGGGTGCCTAGTCCAGTGGTTTTATCCCAGTAAAACACGCCGCCATTGCGTTCGTTTATAATCAAGTCTTCACCAAAGTTATCATGCGACCAAATGCGAAGGTTTGATGTCGAGGTTGCAACACCTGTTGCAACACCCTCGCCCCAACCATTATAATCGTTGACACTATCTGCGTTACCGACAACCAAGATAATTGTGTCGCCGTTTGAATGCGTCGCTGCCGTGGTGCCCTTAGCGCCACGAGTTACAGTCAGAGTATCGGTGGCTACGGAACTAACATCCATAAGCTCAGACCCAACTAAGACCACATCATTTGTTGCAAAATTAGAACCCTGCCCCGTCGCCACGTCCACGTCTGTTTCTGAAGCATCAAGGTCTTCTGCAATCGTAGTTTGAAATGCACCGTTGTTTGTGCCGCCCCACAAGCCAGCGCCCCAACCTGTCCCCGCAACAGAATCATTCAAACCTGTGCCGATCTGATAGGCACCTACAACACTGGCTCCGCCATTACCTGTATCGCTTGCATTCGCCGTCACGGGTGTTGTGTCTAATCCCCCGGAAATAGTGATGCTTTCAATAGTGCTTACCGTCCTTGCTGTAATGGTGTAAGAGTTACCGTTAATAACACTGGCAACTTGATACTCTTGGTTTAAAATATCTGCCGTGATATTTCCTCCAAGAGACACCGCGCCCGAAAAAGTAACGAAATCATTTACCACACAACCATGGTTGGTGTCCGAAACAGTAATTGTAGAAGATCCATTTGTGGCGGAAAACGTAACATCCCCTGCGGAGGTCGTTTCCCGAATAGGAGTAACGTCTTTATATGCGGTGCCCTGCTTGATGTAATATTTTAACTGAGTGCCAACACCTAAAAAACTCTCACCACTTAATGCAACCCACTCATGCAACCCTCGACACAATCCTAAAAAAGCATTGTTAGACGCTTTTTCCCAACCATTTAACTTTTCTGGATAACCAAAACGAAACCTAATCTTGTCACAATCCACCCAACCATTCTCTTCAGAGTATGGTGTAATTTCTTTGTTTATGCCCGGTTTGAAGCGAAGATCTGTGTATGGCATGTTTAAGTCTTCATAATGTAAGCAAGAGCATAGTATGGTGGTCTGTTTTCGTGGCTGCCTCCACCACCAGTAGAAGCATTTGTCATTGTTGTAGTTGTGCTTGTAGAAACGGTAATACCTGTTGTGCTGTTCTTAATTAAATCGGTACTATTACTAAAGACTTTTGGGCTTGTTCCAGCTTCACCAGCAGTTATAAACTCATCTACTTGATTGCCGCCCCCGTTAACCCGTAATTCGTGATTATGGCCCGGATCCGTCACACTTGAAGTTGAGGAGGAAGAGGCTGTGTTGGCGTGGCTGTGACTTGGGATCTGAGAGGTCGTCAAAGTAACGCTTGCCGCACCGCCCGTTGCATTCGGCGCATAATCACCGCCGCTGTCAGCGTCGGCACCCACAACAAACCTATCACGCAAGTCCGGCGTAGAGTTCGTGCCGTCACAAAGCACCCACCCCGTTGGAATTGCAGAAATTGCACCAGACCAAAGAAGAATAACGCCTGTAGGTATCGTATTCG